TGAGCCTTTGTTTATAAGGTGTTTGTCAGCAGAAGAATGCCCTGGGGAATGTATTTTTATTGAACCCTAGAAGTACTAGGTTAGATTTTTTTGCACAACAGAATATCCAACGAGATGCGCCGTGTTTGATGCATATTCTATGTTCAAAGTTCGGTACCACCCACTTTTAGACCTCATTAACGCACCAGTCTTGCCAGTAGATTCACACGTAACTGCAGCAATAGTTTCATATTTTGTTACTACTTCGTTCATCGCCTTATACGTGTTGGGCAGGGATGGCTGAAAGTAATATCTCAACCCACCAAATTTTTGTTTTATTTGAGCAATCTGGTAATTAGGGTCAATTTGTGTTAATTCTCTATCGCAATCTATAACTAGTTGGTACCAACCCTCGTCAACATCTATTGATTTCCAGTATTCAGGAACTATCTTTTCTTTCAACATTTCCACAGCAGCCTGTAAATCATTCATTGGTTAAGTCCATGTTTTTCTCCATGAGGTCAGTATATACTCAGTTAACAAATTGCGCCCTCGGCAGGGCTCGAACCTGCAACCTACAGATTAGAAGTCTGTTGCTCTATCCATTGAGCCACAAGGGCAATCAACTCACACTACTTAATCGGGCAGGCTCCAGTTGAGCAATCATCTAGCGTTAGTTCGCCATCAAAAGATTTTTGAACTAGCGGAATTGACGCATCAATCTTCGAAGACATTTTTTTATATTCGTCCTCCGTTATTTCCTCATAGGGTGGGAGTATGAAATTATGGTCGGCATGAAGAAGAAAAGAAACTGATTTAATATTTTTTGTATAGTTTTTATCTAACCAATTTTTAATTGTTTCAAGTTCTTCTTTTCGATAATAAACAGTTACCGATACTGCATTATCAGCCCAAATTGTTTGCATCTTTTTTACCCATTCCAACTGGTCAATAGCGGACATATTTTTTGCTAGAACTGAGTTTTCTGGAGACATGCATGGAAAGTCAACCACAAACCGAGTGTGGTCTTCTCTGCCATCAAGACCAACGTCCCATTGAACCTTATGTCCTCGCTTTCGGCAAATATCTACAAGTGGGTCAGACGAACCAAAACGGACTCTCCGTACATAGTATTGAGCAAAAGCGGGATGGATACCTGGGGTAACACCTGGCAATAGAGATAGAGTACCCGACGGTTGAACAGTAGTTAACCGAACCGAAGTTGGTAGATTTTTTTCTGTTGAGTATTCTTTGTCAAATTGTTCAAGGTGAGAATAGCATTCAGACAACCAATCAATTTTTTCTTTCCCTACCTGAAGAATCCCAGTTACTGACTGACCCAACCGAGCATTTTCGCGAACGATTTTGGTCGTTTTTTCGTATGGGTAGGAAAGTTGAGTAATCTGTTTTTGTGTTTTGTAAAGCAAAATCGAGATTTCTTTTAACTGCTCAAAAGATTCAATATTTGGAAGAAACAGCGTTGCGAGATTACAAGACTCACCATCACCAAGACCAATTTCCGCACATGGGTTGAAGCCATCAATAGATGGGTCTGGCTTGAGTTCATTCAAGCGCCCGTACTTGCGGGCCAACTTACGATTAAGCAGGCCGTACGGCTCTCCTGTGCCGTCGTAGCCCCTCCACAGTTCTGCTTGTATCTCATCAAACGAATCAGCGTAAATGCTGTTGTTTGAGTTCGCGCGCCACGCGGGGATTGACCCAGATGACCAATTTTTAGCACGGAGAAAAAGAACGTCATCAGGGTCACCCATTGCGATTTGCGCAGAACGACGAGATGAACCCGAAACCACAATACGCCCAATAATGTTACAGATATCCAAGACGTCAATTGAGCGTAATTTTTTACCAACTCGGTTTTCCATCACGGCACAAATATCTTTTATGCCATCAATTAGCGCGCCAGGACCCGATGCCGTACCACCAAAAGTATTTAGTGGTGCTCCGTACTCCCTGATGAGGATTGTGGAATAAGAAAAAGATTTACCCGTGTAAAAGTATGATTTCAATACCGCATGAAGTAGTCGTTTCCAACCATGACGCGAATCTGGGACGATTAAGTCAGCATCGTTTGTTCTTTCTTGAGTGATTACAACACCAGGAATTACTTTTGGCAATTCGTGAATTTTTGAACGCTCAACCGAAAACCCGACTCCGCCACCAAGCATGAGGTATTCAAAAATCATCTCAAAGTCTTCAATTTTTTCAATATTCGTGAAATAGCAATTATTCAGCGATGTCCCATTCAATTTTCTAACCAGGGGTGTACCCAACTGCCATAAAGAACGACCAGAAAAAGAACAACGTAAATTAAACATATGGTCAAAAAGTTTTTTTGCTTCTTCTTCTGTGTACGGAACACCAATTTCAATGGCGCCATTTATGACTCGTTGCAATGTTTCGGGCCACGTTTCGTTTAGCCCATTTTCTTTTTTACGACTGTAGGTACGCATGAAAACAATCTCACCAAGGCCGTTAAAACCCCAAGGGGCTAATTTTTGAGAATAGGAATCTACAAATGATTGTTCAAGCATGCTTCCCCGCATCTAATAAGTTATGTTTGTAGAGTTTACACTACAGGAATTTACTGAAAGAGTCTAAATTAATCCTAATTTTTTGGCTTCGTTCAAAGGAATCTGTTTTCCTTTGGCGTGCAGTAGTATTCTTGTGCTTGTGAATTGCGACAACTTTTTTTCTTCAAAAATGTCTTCTTCGACCAAAAAGGTTTGCTTATCATTTAAAGACTCAATTTCGTTAAAGCCAATAATATGTTTAGGTTTTATTGACTCACCAGAACAGTCGCCAGTTGGGTGTCCACATACTGGACAAGGCTGTCTGTCTGCTTTTGTGACTGGTATGTTCCCAAGAATAAAAGAATTTTGTTGATTGTAGAAAACCATAGATAATTATATACCTTTTAATTGACGTAAACTAAAACTCTTGGATGTAAAAACCATTACTCAAAATAGCCACACGAATTTGGTCATCCAAGAATTCCTGGGGGTCAACTGGCATGCTTCGCATTACGCTTTGCAGCATTTTGGGGTATGAGTAGTTTTTAATAATATCTAGAGCATTTTCTGAAAAAGCAGTCAAGTCACCCCATTTTATAGTTTTACGTAATCCGTAAGAATATGGCATTGAGAACATACATATGTCGGGGAACATAGGGTTTTGTGTTTCATCACAATGTATGACCGCTAAGCACTCTTTAACATTTGACTTTGGGTCAAGAAAGGCAAGGCTTAATTCTTTATCTTGAGGCTCTTTGGCCACATACCCCTCGGCGATAAAGGTAATACCTGTGACCCCCAGGTGTGTACGCAGAATTGAAAGCAAATCCGAGCAAAATTTAAATCTTTGGGCTTGTGTTTTAGCCATAAGTTCAGTAGTCATTTGAATGCATAGTAAAGGAACGTCGTATTTCCAGCAAAAAAAATTAAAAGGCAGTTCTCCACCTATTCCGTCTTCTTTAGTTATTGCTTCTTTCGCTATTTGAGTAGCGGTAAGAGTTAAGGCAATTTTTGAAAAACTATTATCATATATTTCCACAAACAGACACTAGCAATAGTTGCAATGGCGTCGTTGCAGCATAGGTTAGGGTATTTATATGACAACAAAAAAGACAACAAAAAAGACAAGCAAAAAAACAGCGCCAGCCAAAAAGGCCGCGCCAGCAAAAAAGGCAAAAGCAGCAAATCTGGAAATTCCAGCAGTTGTCGCTAGTGCTGTTGCGACTCAAATTGACAAGGTTGAAAAAGCCTTTGAGTCGTCAACTGTACGAAAAGGTTTTTTTGCTAAAATCAAATCCTGGTTCTAATTGTCAGTAAAAAAACAACGTCGCACGCCAGACGAAATCCGTAAGGCCGCCGCACGTATTTTGCGAATTAACCCTTCACATATATCAGAGGTAGACGCAAAGCGTTTTATTAATGCCAACAGTTTAAAATCCGAAGACTGTATTCTCGAATAAATTGACCGCAACCCTTACTGGGTATGTAGTTGTCTCCATAAATAAGGTTGTTAATTCTCTAAAATCCCTACATACTGAATTCCTAGTATAACTATTTACAAAAGGAACCCAGTATGTCATCAAGAGTCCATGGCTCTAAACAAATTAAAAGATTTATAAAAGAAATTGAAAAAATTGGTTTTACCGTAATTGTTCTTAAAAATAAATACAAAATGTACCCACCAAAACACTTAGGGGGTCGTGTTTATATTACACATGGAACACCAAAGTCAATAAAACCAATGTGTTCGGAGTTTAAAAAAATCTACGGCGTAGTCCTAGACCCTAAAATCTTTCTTTAGAATTTTTCTCGCTATTTCGTACAACAACGAAATGAGGGAATTCAGAGTAGTCAACACTATTGGGCTGTTTACCTGGAAACGGTTGCCATTCAATAAGTTTTGACCAAAGTTTGTCGCCTTGGGCGTATTTTTTACGCTCTTGCCAGGTTGTTAATTTACGTCTTTGACAATCTTTCCTAAACATTTCTTGTTGATACAGCATTGCTTGATGCTTACCTAAACTCACTTACTAGCCTCGCTATCCCGAATATTTGGAATAAGTTCTTCTACGATTGCTTTGGCGTATTTTTTTCTCAAACGCCATATCTTGCCATTCATTTCAATCATTGCTTCTGTTTTTCTTGCTTTAAGACAAATCTCGCCGTCGTAAATCCCATATTTTTGAAACAAAATATCATCAAGGTCTGAATTTTCAATCAAAATATCTGAAATCCAGTTGGCGCGTTTATCAATAGCCATCATTAGACCACAGAGACCCTCGTACCCAAAGTCATTGAAGACTTTGTTTGCGACAATGTCGCAGTAATTGTCGCGATATTTTCTTTCGGAGTTGTGGGCGGATGACAAGAACTCACTAATGAAAGCCATAAAGTCTTCTCGGCCTGGAGAACTCTCTTCGCTTGGAAATTCTTCATTTTCGTTTGACATATGTTTTGCCAATCTTGTTTATGGTTACCCAAGAACATTATCGCACTTCTCGGCGTCAAACGAGTGACAGAATGTAACTTTCGGTTTGTGCCTTAGTTTTTGTTACCCACGAATACATGTCCATAGATGCATAGGCCCTGTCGGTGCTGTCTGCTTTTCTGTAGTGGTCTAAATACTCACCAACAGCGTTAAACATTGACCAACCGTTATTTCCAAAACCACCAGCATTGTTTTTGTTTACATAAAGACCGTTAATTGTTGACCAAATTTCTTCTCGGTTTTCTTTTTGCCTATTTGTTTCATCTTTTTTCATTGGGAATAGGTGTTTGATGGTTTTTTCAATTTTTAGTGGACTCATATCAATTGATAAAAGTTTTTCAGCGGTATTCTTGAAATTTGTTGCCCAATCAACCGACATGCGGAGAATAGTACGCGCTTCTTCCATCGCCGAATCCGCGTTACGGGTATGTCGTGCAGTAAATACACTTTGAGCCACATTCAAGCCAACCATTACGGTGTTTTTACAAACGGCGCGTACTGATGTGTTAGCAAAAGTAATCGGAGTCTTCCCATCGTGTCCGTTTCTGACAAGTAAGTAACGCTGAATTTTGTCTCCCACCCCAAGTGGGTCGATAATTAAACCCCCAAGGTCTAGACAGGCAAAAAACTCTCGCCCCTCATCCAACACACCACAAGTATCAACGACTGCGTCACCATCTGATGCGCCAACAATATCAATAGCCCTAGAGAGCACTTCTGAATTCTGTTGGATTACAAAACGAGTACCAACGGTTGACAAACCATCAAAAGTACCGTTTGGATTAACTCTTATAGTGGCTCTAGAGTCATTAATAACCACTGTTGTGCCGTCTGGATTCAAGATGACCTTTCCGTCATCATCAATAGCGGCTACCCTTGCCAAAACAACGTCAAAATCAGCATCCGCAGCCTCAAGCATCGTGCTTGCTGTTTGTAAGCCAGTCATCGATTTGCCGAGGCGATGCCAAGGGACTTCCCTATCGGAAAAAGCCATTCGGGCTCTTCCGTCTTTACTTATTTCTATGTTATGTGCCATGGATTAATCATATCTAATAAATCTATCTAAAACAACTTAGCGGTACTTAATTTAAATGGACTATGATGACTGTATGTCGGACACCAAAAATATCATTCAAGAGCACATTGGTGCACTGCTTGAATACTCGGTCTCAAAAAATATCCAGGCAATCACAATAAATAAGGTCATCAGAATTCTTTTGGAGATAGACGACTCTGTTCAAGAAATGGTGATTGATGGTGACGAATTGATGAAATACTTTAATAAAAAATCCTAAAACCCTTTACCACATTGGCTGATAGGGGTATTTGACACGACGTTGCTCCAATCTGGTAGGATGGATACACTAAGATACTGAAATACATAGGCAGGAACTACTATCAATCCTGTTGTCCTATCCACCTACTTCAGGAGTCATAATTGAGAATTCTCACAGGATGGGTTACCTCCATATTCTTTTTAGCCCTTGGAATTTCTGTCCCAACAGAAGCATCCGCACCCACCGAAAAGGGTGGTGAATCAATCCAGGCACTACAACCGCTATCTCAGTTGGGTCGGCTTGACCGAGAGTCTGTACCGCCAGTTCTTTTCAATCATGGGAGCATTGACTGGCTACCTGAGTTGGCACTCAAGGCTGGCTGGCCAAAAGAAACTCACGAAAAACTTGGTCAGATAATTTTGAGAGAAAGCGGTGGGTGTCCTAACCGTAAGGGCGGGGACATAGTTAATAAGAACTGCTATATCACTGGCGTTTCTGAATGGAACCACAGGTCAGATACAGGACTCCTTCAAATCAATGGAGTCAATTACAACCCGAAACGTAACAAATGGGCGATTGCTTGTCGAGAAATGAATATTTGCACTCAAGAGCCACTTCTCGACCCATTAACCAATCTTAAAGTTGGCTACCTCATGTATCAGGATTCTGCGTGGGACCCATGGACGCCGTGTACGTGGGATAAAACAAAATGCCCCAAGAGTGGAAACCCCTAAAACATAATTTAATTTGATACATTAACTGGGTGAACCAAAATTACGACATCCCTGCAAGGGTTTTTGATTTCAAATCAGACCTAGCCTACGGTCAGGCTGGAGAAATGCTGATTGATGGCTTCCTACAATCTCTTTCTGGTGGCTCAGTTGAAGTAAAGAGCGACAGATATCGAAATGGTCGAATGGTTGTTGAAACCGACCAAAATCCAAGAGGTACGGTTGATGAAAACGGCAACCCAATATGGGTTAAAAGCGGCATAAATGTAACCACCGCTGAATGGTGGGTCTATATATTTTCCCCAGAGGGCGGTTTCATTGTGGTCTCGGTTTCACGGCTTAAACGGTTCCTACGACTACACCCTTACCGATATAACGAGAACACGAAAAAAAATTTTGGGGGCGAAGACAATCCCGCTAAAGGTTTTTTAATAATGCCTAACGAAGTTCTTGATTTATTAAAAAATCCTGACTATGATTCTAAAACACCGACAGAATAGGAATTTATGTCAAACAATAAAGACACCGAAAACAAAAACATTAGAGGACGTATCCTTTTGGATACGGCTGCAATCATTGATGGAGAAAGAAATCTAGATTACGGCGAGCCGTTTGACGACTTTACTACGACTGCAAAATTTTGGCAAACCTATATAGAGCGAATAATTTCTAGACGGGGGCAATTGATGATTGAAGCCCACGATGTTGCTGCGCTTATGATGCTTCTCAAAACAGCACGGCTAACTTGGACTGCAGACAAAAAAGACCACTGGATGGATGCCATTGGGTACGCGGCATGTGGCTGGGAGTGTGTGGAAAAAGAAATCACGGAGCACATGGATGAAGTTAAGGCTCATCAAGAAAAACAGACTGAAAATTCGATTACCGACATGTACAAACGCGCCAAACTTGATGCGAGAAAGATTGCACTCTGATGATTGACGTTCAACCCCTCATGTCAACAATGGACATGACAAAATTAATCAAAAACTTTAAACAAAATATCCCATCGAACATCCAGGCACGCGATTTGGTTAGATTTATACAACAATCTGAACCATGTTTATTTAATAACTCCGAAGCAAATTTAATGCCAGTTAAATATGAAAACATCAGCAAAGGGAAAATTGAATCATTGCTTAACGAATAATGATAGTTCGTTTATATGAAGGGCTAAGAGTCGGAGACGTCCCCAAAACTCCAAATCAAACAGCCTTTGATTCGCCGTACCTAGATTCGTCTAGCGCTCAACTTCTACAGGTTGCCGAAGAATATGGATATCCAGTCTCTTACATTCAGGAGCAAAAAGGCAGATTAATTCAAAACATCATCCCAATAAAGGGAACCGAAGGCGAGCAAATAAGCACGTCCTCAAAAGTAAATCTTGACCTTCACACCGAAACAGCATTTCATCCATACAGGCCTGATTATGTTTTGTTGTTTTGCCTAAGAGGCGACCCTACTGCTGTTACGACTTACGCGGAGGTCGATGACATAGTCAAACAATTGGATGCGGAAACTTTAGAAATACTCCAACAGCCAATATTTAAAACATCGCTCGATTTAAGTTTTCGAATGAACGGAGAAGCAGACAGCGAAACCCTGCTTCCTATTTTGACCAAACATCAGATAAATCTATTAGAAATCCAAACCCGTGTTAGTCCTATTTCCTACTGGACAATGATTTATGACAAAGCATTGATGGTGGGTACAAATAATGACGCCCGCAATTCACTTATTACGTTTCAAAAAGCAGTGGAGAAATCAATAAGGGGAGTAACACTAAAAACTGGGGACTTACTAGTAATTGCAAACAACCGAATAGTGCATGGTCGAAGACATTTCTACCCTAGATACGACGGAACCGATAGGTGGGTGAGAAGAGTAATGGTTAGAACGCAGTTACCACCACCAGACCAAATTTCTGGCTATGTCATCAAAACAAAATTTTAGGTTATTGAACAAACAAGCAAGTCATAAATAGTAAACTAAACAATTGCTTACATCCCTAAGGGTTGATTATGGTTATTCTCGCTTGCTTATGTTTCCTACTCGGCCCATTCATACTTGCTGCCCTGTTTGAAGAAGATGACAAATAAGTTTTAGATAAATCAAACAGAAAGAACTACACATGAGTGATATGTCAGTCAAGCAACTTCAACAAGCAATCAAAAACTGCGAAAAACAAATCATGGAGTTGGATAAGCAAATAGCCATTGTTGATGCACAAATCAAAGACTTACAAACGACTGTAAAAGAAACTTTGTATAAATCTATTTAAGGTTCAGCCAACCCAATTTATTGGCGCACGCTCCCCCACCGCGCTTTTGAGAGTGCGAAAAAGTTCTCCCGAGCCCCGTGCCTTATACACAAGTTATCCACAGACCAAACACCTGTTCGCCCAAGTTATACACAGGTTTATCCACAGAACGAACACCTGTTCGTGTGTGAATTAACTTGACATAACTATAAATAATCACAGTTATGTAAAGTTACGACCTGACGCTCGGTCGCAACAATCGCCTCAAAAATAACACCTTTGAGTGTACGAAAAGACTTGACAAACTCAAAAGCATTCGCTAGTATACGTATCACTAATAACAACCAACAAAGGAGAATACAGTGAACAGCCAAACAAAAGGTTTGCCTAGAAGTATCGTTCAGAACGGCAACTACATACAGATTTGGTGTAGTAGCCCTGATGGTGATGCCTCAGACACACAAATCCTAGAGATTAGGTGTTCAGATGACGCTCAAGCCTCTCAAGTGTTTGACGCATGGCAGAACATGGTGAGGCTG